CTTCACAAACTATTAATTAAAATGGTTCGTTTTCGTTTGCAAAAGTTTCTTCAGTTTCATCAAGAGTAATCTCTCCTGTCCCTGAAAGAATAGCGTTCCAATACTGAGAATACTCTTTTTTGTATTTTTCAAGAGCGTCTTTATCGTCAGCAATGTAACCTTGTGGGGTTGCGATAATCTTACCGTCTTTATACCCTAATCCGTTAATATGGTTCTTTAAAACTGATATCTTTGTTCTGATAGCATAAGATACCGTTCTACCATTTTTAGTTGCCGTAATGTGATTAATACCAGCATTTTTCTGATTGCCAAACAAGAATACAAGAGCTGATGCTAACCAAAGAGCTTCACCACCTTTCGCCTTAATTGTTGGTTGTCCGAATGGATTGTCAGGTAATTCAACCCAAGGTTGATTAACTACCACCATTGTGTTTGTATATGGATAATCTTCCTTACGTGATTTGGTAATACGAGCTTGGATACCCATACCAATCTTATCCGCCAATACAGATGCGTTATGTTGTTTACCACCTTTACCGTCAAATGTCATCTTACAAGGAACTGAACCAACTGAATCCCAAAGGAAGCAAAGAGAATAAGGAATGTTACCTTTTTCTTGTTCGTCTAATAGTTCGTTGATGTAATCTGTAACTTGTTCAATGTAGTCAAAGTTATCGTTGAAGATAAATTGTCCGTCCCATTCACCTTCATTCATTTCAGCCTTAAGACCAAGTTCTACTGCGTGGTCCCAGCTCCATTTTTTCTCGGTGATAATGAAAACAGGCAAATGCCCCTTCTGCTGAGCAGACACAGCGGCTTTGACAAGCGCGGTCGTTTTTGAAGAGTTCGAATGACCGAGGAACATGTTGATGTTACCCAAAGCAGGACCAGGTAAACCGCAACTATTATGGAAAGCTTCACCGACTTCATAAAAGTCTGTTTCTTTATATTTTGTTTTTGTGGAGTATTTGTTCTTGATTGCATCAAGTGAGAATTCTTTTTTCTTTATCGCCATAAATGTCTATGCGTTTAAATTGTTTGTATTGAAATAAAATAGTAAAAGATGGACACTTTGTCTATATCAGTGCCCATCTTTTTATAAATTAGAATGGTAAATCACCATCAGGTTCGTCACCTGCCTGTGGGTCAACATATGATGCTCCACCGATAGTACTTTCTTCAGATGAACTATCACCATAAACATATTTACCTAAATCTGATGACCATCTTGGAGTCTCCCCACGAGCAATTGCTTCCAAATACTCAACAGGTTTTTTAGAGTAAACGTCTGCCCAAGTAAGTGGGTCTTCAGTCCAAGCTTTAGCTGTTTCAGATTCTGTGTGAACAGGTGATGGGTCGTCATGCATTACAGTCTGAATAACTGTGTAAGTAGCACCTTTAGGAGTTTTTGCTTTAGCCAACTCAATGATTAAATCACGTCCGTTAACAGGGTCAGTGATATCACCTTTAGCTTTCCAAATTGGAATGATTTTGTCTAAGATACCTTCGTTTTTGTAGTTATGTTTGAATCTCCAAAACTTAACTCCATCCGCTTCGTTATCTCGGTCAATAACCTTAACGATGTAAAACTTACGAGGTTTGTATGCCTTAGCAAGTTCCTTATCAGATTCTTTACCCGTAGACATCAATTCGTCATGAATCTCGGTAAGAGGTGAACGCTCATTGTCGTTTTTACCTGGGTCATAGATTTTATTCCATTTACCCTCAACTTGAACCTCATGATACCACACCTCTTTAAAAGGAGATGAACCGTCAGGAGTTGGTAAAATACGAAGACGTTTTTGTCCCGATGTTTCATTTTGCGTTAGAATTGCCGCAAAATACTTTTTCATTCTGTCTTCTTGAGACATCTTGTTAGCTCCGTTTGAGCCACCTTTCGCTTTTTCATACTGAGCGAGAACAGCATCTAGTGAATTTGTCGCCATGATATATAAATTAATAGTTAATAAACAAGTATAAGTGTGTCAGCCGTAAATGTCAAATAGTACTTTTAGAACTTCAGTGGTTTGAAAGCGTTGTCGCTATTCATAGTGTAGTCATTAAAAGTGTTTTTGATTTCAGATGGTGAATAATCTTCAACATCGTCAGTCGTTAAAACATATTCATTTTTTCCAGTCTTTTCAATATCTTCAGACTTATCCGTAAAGAAATCAGTCAATTTTTGATTAAATGGACCTGAATCTAAACTTCTAAGTTCAAGTTTTTCTTGTGGTGTCTTCTCTCTATATTTTTCAATCTTAGCTTCAATACTATTCAATTTTTCAAAAACTGAATTCATTTCACCTAATTTACTTTCTAATGATGAAAGTTGTGTGAATAAATTATTAAAGTATTCTTCTTGCTTTGATTCAATATTTTTCTGAGATGTTACTAAATCAGTAATATCTAATTCTTCACTACCACTTTCTTCTGTTCCCTCATCCCCAATCTTTTCAACTTCAGCATCCGCTTCAACATCAATAACTTCAGGTTCAGTCGCAGCTGGTTCGGTTGTAGGTGCGGGTGTTTCCGCCGCAGCATCCGCAGGTGGTGGAGGTGGTGGGGTATCACCAGTGTCAGGTGCTGGCAATTCAGTTGCCTCTTGTTCTAAGATATATTTGTTAATTTTATTATATCTTGTGATTTCTTCAATAATTCTTTCTGAAATTGCCATTTTAATTACCCGTTTAAAAGTTGCTTGAAACCGTTTTTAGTTTCAACATTTATTTTTTTATTTGAGAACATAGTATTATCTACTCTTTCAATTAGTCCGTCTTTCATTCTTACAGTGTAACAATCACCTGTATCTAAATCACAAACTTCTTTGAAACCGTTTCCTTTATCAGTTTCAGTTATTCTGGTATTTTTACCCAAATATCTATCTAATAAATCTTTTGTTGTCATAATTTCTTTTATTATAAATATATTAATTAATGAAAAAGGTTATAATTCTTTCTTACAATACTTCTAAGGTACTCAACATCGTCAGGATATGTCGCTAAAAACTTATCATAAACATCACTATCTTTGACAAATTTATCATACGGGAAATACTTAATGTATGCTTCAACAAATTTATTAGCTAAACTCTGAGCATCTCCAAAATTATCTCCAATAACTTGTAAGAACGAATTTACGTATTTTGAATCAGAAAACTTTATTGAGTCTTCTAAATTTTTAAAAATAGCAATTGGTACCTGTTCGTTTTTCTTATTTACCACACACAAATATCCGTTAAATAAGTAATCCTTTAGGTTACCTCCAAACTTAGTCGGAACGTCTAAACTAACCTCCGCATAGTTAAACCATATTCCTTTGAACGAATTTCCGTTCCAAGAACCAATTGCAAATAAGTTGTAAATAATTTCTTGTTTTAATTTTGAAATGTTTAACTGTGTCATTCCACTTATTATTTCCTCTTTCGTACTAACAGTTTCGTTAGGATTTATCAATGGGAATTTAGAGTAAGCTGTTGGTGTTGGTTTACAAGTTTGTATGGATGATACAGGTTTGTTACCGGCAACATTAACCGCAGTTGATGCGTTATTTGTTATAGTATTTGTGTTTGGTAACGTTTGTAATGATTGTTCCTGACTTGTCTGAGATTTTATATTACTAATAATTTGTTTGTTAATTGATTGTAAAACATTATCAATTGTTGGGAATGTCGTAGTTTTAACTCTTACCCCTGAAAAAGTTGTCTTAAATGAATCAGGTGTCACCACATGGCTAACTTCTTGTATTTGGTAGGTACCTGCAAATAATGGTACCCCTCTTAATGCAAAAAACATAGTAGGTTGTATCATAGCATTACCCATACAACTTATAGTTGACGAATAACTTCTTTGTTTATATAAATTATATAAACTAACACTTTGGGTTGTTGTTGATGTTCCATTCGCCAAATTTGCCATGTCATATTCAGCCTTTAATGACTCAGATGTTGGTTGTCCGATATCTTGACCCACCTGTATACCTTCAAATACACTTTGATTTTGTAAACCAAAATCAATTGCAAATCCACAGACTTTATTTGATAACGCCTTTTCAGTTTCTGTTTTCTTACCGTCATCAACCAATAAAGTATTATTACCAGGTCTATCTAAATAAATTCCGTCGTCATTATATCCATAATTTGTGTCTTGAACGTCTAAATGTGTTGACGGTTCGTCCGAATACTGAAACAGATATTTGGTTCTTGAGTCTTGGTAATCAACTGTAGTGTAAGTCCCAAATAATGAATTGGCGAACTCATCAGGGTTATATGGTCTAGGTGTTGTACCAACTCTTTGTATATTATAAAAGTTAATATACGAAGGCATCATAAATGGTACGAAGTTAGCATTTCGCGCAATACTTTCAATTATTGTATATAGATTAGCTTCAGGTGAAGCATTTTTTAAATAATCTTTTATACCAAAAACATCTACATATATATCATTACCAACATCTCTATTCGCTCTGTCTAAAAATAAAAAGTCTTCAAACAATAATTTATCATTATAATCATTACCAGCAACCCATTTATCATTTAACGCTTTAAACATGTCATAGTATTCAAATTTACTTTGCATACCTTCTGTAACATCTCGTTTTGATTTGTAGTTACCACCCTCACTATATGAAGGTAATTCTTTTTTCAATTTTAAATCTATTTTTTGAATTAGGTTATTTGCTAATATATCTTTAGATTCAAGATTGTTTGATATTATTGTTCTAAAAGATGTTGGTGTTTCTCCTTTATATTTTTGAGTCGCATAAATTTTAATTATACCACTAAATCTCTTAATATTTTCTTCAGTAAATCCTATATTAAAATCAGGGAAAAAATCAGTTATATATGAACCACTATCACTATATTTAAACCCGTTAATATTTGAAAATCCTACATACAGTTCTAAAGCTTCCCAAGCTTTATTTTCATTTTCTTGTGATGTTTCTAATGTTATAGTATTTGCTGAAGTCGGAACAGAATTATTAATATAAGTTTCAATATTATCGTTTGAATATTTTAAAGGTGTGTTTGAAAAAATTGAGAAGTCCTTGTAACTAAAGTTCTCGGTATTCCCCTTTTTAATTATTAAATCATAATTAATATTTGACGATATTGTGTTGACAAAGTTTTTAAGTTGGTCCGTTTGGATTTGAGCAATTTGTTTACCTGAGTCGGTTAAAGTGTCAGCATTAAAATTTAAATCAACTGACAATGCATTAATCATTATCTTTTGGAAAGTTATCTCATCGGTAGTTTTTTTAGACGATTGACTAAATACATTAAAATATCCTTCAAAAATATCCAATTCCTCTTTGGTAAATACTGTAAAAATTTCTTCAATTGAACTGTAACTATCCGTTCCTCCGCTAGCCAATAAGTCAAATGGGTTTTGATAGACCTCATCATCTTTAACTTTCTTCAAATACTCATTTGGTTGGTTAATCTTATATGATTTGGTATCAAAATATCCATAGTTTGGTGCACCCCATAATAACCTAACAGACCCATTAAAAATTGCAGGGTTGTTAACAAAATCAAATTGAGACCTAACTGTAGATGGGGTTCCAGGAATTAAACTTTCATTAACTATTTGAGACACAACAGTTCCATAAGATGGGACAGGTGTGTAATATTTTTTAAGTGGAGTACTTTTAATCTCATTTTCAATTAAAATGGACCATCCTTTAAAATCAACTATCCCCTCATTAACCGAGTCATTAGCAACCAAATTTGAAGAATTAGTGTTTTTAAATATAAGTTTACCAAACGAAACTTTTGTATTTATATTGTCTTCAATTGTTGAGTTATCTTGATAGATGTTTGAACCGTTGATAAAATAATTAAAGTCGTTGATTAGTTTCGGATAGAATCCTACATTTTGAGTCACTGCGGTCGTCGCATTTAATTGATTAGTTTGTATCCTTTGTAATGTAAATGTGTATGCACTACCATAGTAAACACCATCAATTTCATATTGTTTTGTTGGGTCGGAGTTAATTGGGTCGTAATTAAGGTTAGCATTGAAATCAGTAAAAACTGATGACATATAGTCGGTCTTATTATTTTCAATCCAATATTTGTATCGGCTCCAAATTGAACCAATTTTAATTATCCATAATTTAGGTAAAGTATGAACCGCCCCAAATTTTCTAAATGTGGACGCGATGTAATCTAAATCAATACCTGTGGTACCATCATCATTTCTATATTTCTCTCTTAATGTTGATAATGGTAAACTATTAATGAATAGATATGATGCCTTTTTATAAGCGTAACTTAACTCTTGTCTTTCATTTTCAACCCCTTCTTGTAATGCATTTATGAAATATGGAGTATTGAGAATTGACGTAGTTTGTTTTGATTTGAATAAACTTCTAAGATTAGTTACTTGTCCTTCAGTAAAAACTTCATAAGTTTTTCTATTATCATAAAAAGTTTCTAAATTTGTTACATTAGTAATATCAATTAAATTCCTAAATGATTTAAAGTTGGTAAATGGTCGGTTTGATTTTTTATCACCGAATGAACCAACAACTGTAGGGTTAACATAGTTGGCAATTTTTTTAATATTTTTGTTATAAGCCAATGATTTATTGGTGTTAAACACTTTGTCGGCGTCAAAATTTTCTTTACCATTTGACAAATTAACTTTGTTCCAATCAGGAATTACAAAAGGATAGGTTACTGTTGGAAGTATCAAATTATTTTTCTTTGACTCAATATATTTTTGAATTACTGACTCTTCAGGTATCTCTGTTGAGACAATAGGTAAGTCTTTATCATAAATGTCAAAAGTATTATTTATCTCGGACGCCAAATATTCTGTCACAATATTACCATAAATGTAATTTAAATATTTTGGATTTGACTCCCCAAATTTAGATTTAAGTAGGTCTTCTAAAATTGTAATCGTGTTTATTTGATTATTTTTAAAGAAATTAGGTATCTCAATAGAATTGGAAATAACTCCCTCTAAAAAGTTTTTAGCTTCGGATGCGGATAAATAATTTAAAAGATTTTCATCGTTAGTATCAATAAAATTATTATATTGACTAATCAATCTTAATCTTTCAGCATACTCCATTATAAAGTTAGTCAATATAACATTACTATATGGATTATTATTTGAAGGGGTTTCAAATCCGCTTATTAATATTCGGGTAACTAAATCTAAATTGGTTTTTTTCTGTAGGATAACCGGTGGAAAACTTCTCTGTATAAATCCTTTAACAAACTCCTCAACAAACTCAATTTCAGGCCAAACTTTATAATTATTACCATTAGATTGTTTAATGTATTTAGGGTCACCAGGGTATTGTTGCTCAACTTTTTTATTACCTTTCTTATCAACATATTCAACCGCAAACTGAGGCCATGGGTAAACTGGGAAACTTTGTCCTTTAATATCTAATGGAACTCCTTGTTTTTTTTGTGAATTATCTCTTTCTTTAAATGCATTTTCATGTACCTCATTCATTAATCTCAAAAACCCTTCACAAGAGGCCATAATTACCGCAATAATATTACGGATTGTCGGACTGAATCCAATACCATTTGAGGACTTTAATATATCAGTCAATTTTTCAGAAACATCATCTTGGATTTCTTCTTCTCTCTCGGATAATTTTGTTTCAAGATTTGATATCTTTTCATTAAATTCCTTAGGGCCTTCCCAAGAAAAAAATAAAGGAGGAGTGGGTGTTGATTGATTTGATGTTTGCGAACCTACAACATTGTTAGCAATACCATTTAAAGTTACTTTCGGTATATTATCTTCTTCCTCATTACCACTTGGGAACAAATTTTTAATCTCATTGATAATTGTTTCTAATTGGTCCTGAGTAGGTTTGACCCCCCCATTTCGTTTTTCAAAAGTCAATTGAGCATAATCAATGAAGGTTTGAGGATTAACATCCAGTTTGGAAATACTTAAAACATTCACATCGTTAATAATTGCGTATTTACCAATACTAAAAGTCTTTATCTCAGATAATTTTAAAGAATACTTTGTAAAAATTGCAACTAACTCCGCATAGGCAGTAATCTTTTCTTCATCTTTGACAGTATTTTTAAATGTGTAAACGGGTATTTCTTCATTGTATTGAGCTCCGTTTGCAGATTCAATAACATAATAATAAGGATTAGTTAAATCCAAATATTTGTTAACCCAAGACTGAGGGGTCACCGCAGTTAAAACATCTTTTCTAAAGCTGTCAATAACATCCTTATAAGTAGGAATGTCATTTAATATACTCATTGAAATTGAACCAAAGCTTTTTAACTTGGTTGCAACAAAATTATCTAAAGTGGTTATTAATTGGTTAATTGTTAATTCTGGAAAATCAGAGCTTATCAACCCTTTAGACTTATACTCTTTATATACCTGAACTATTTTCTCATATCCTTTTTGACTGAATTTACTAGTTGTTGTCTTAAATGGGTTTGGTAAATTTGTAGTTTGCCCTCCTGAGTTTTCTGTAGTTCTTTCAACATACATTTGAGGCAACGCCAATATTTCTCCCATGTTAATATCATTAAGTACCCCGAATTGGAACCCTGTAAAATTTAAAGTGATTTCAAAATTGCTTGTACTTGAATTAAAACTACTTGCAAATTTTGTTAGTAACAAAGGGTATCTAACTGCCTTTCCATAATAACCTTTAAGAGTTAGGTAAAACGTTGGGTAGGGTAGATTAAAAAATACTGAGTAAATACTTTCGTTACCCGCCTCAAATAAGGCTCTTCCCTTACTATCCTCTAAACTGACAGTAACTACAGGGACTTGTGAATTACTTACCTTAAAATTAATTGCAGTTATACCTAATAATTCTCCATTTACAACATTAATATCATTAACATCCAATTGTGATTTAGTCCAATTTGTAGTTAAATAATCTTGATTATTTGGTTTTAAAAAATTAATTGATGAAGAACCTATTTGTCTAATATTTGTAGAGTCCGAACCACTAATTAATCTACTTCTTGGTTGTAGGTCACACTCTAAGTTAGCATACATTATTAACTCTTCGTGAGCAACATTCCTATCTTCAACCTTACCATCAACACCAAAAACTTTATTAGGATTAATGATAAAAATATTATTGTAATCTGATTCAATATATATGTTTTTATCTGCCATAATAATAGTAGTGGGTATCCAACGCTGAATTATAATCTAATAATGAACTGTTTAAAGGAAATGGTATATTTAACACCGAATTATTTGGTATTGACAATTCCGAACCGCCGTATTGAGGATTCGCTTGTAAAATTAACCATCCAAAAAATGGTGTTTCGTAATAAAACTGAGATATTTTATCTAATCTAGAAACCCCTAATTTATAGATATACTTTTTATCCGTTGATTTGACAGGTAATTTAACATATGGGATATATGTTTGAATGTCTCCAGTAATCAATTTTTGATATCTATTCAAATATTCATTTGCCATTATTATAAAAATTTCTTTTTGTCATTAAATTTATCATCACTTCCAGTATTCTCACTTGAGTATATTTTTTTAATTCTGTTTTTCTGCTCGTCGGTACCGTTTGATGTTGTAAAATTAACGGTCCTTTCTTTACCTTTAATTGATTTCCCATCATTGTCTAATGGGTTATAATTCAGATATATATCATAACCAGGTCCAGATAAAATAGAATTAATCTTTTCCATTTCTTTTGTTTTTTCTTCTTGGAAAGCGTCTACAAGTTGCTTAATTACAGTATCAATACCATCTATTGATTGTTGGGTATTAATGTTTTTTATCAAGTCATCTCTAAATTTCTGTTTCTTTCCCTCATCCAATAAATCAGACGCAAATAAAGTGTAAATCAAATTAACATTATTGTTTGATTGTAACACATTACTATTAACAAATGGGGTAAAATAAAATCCTGCAGAATCTTCAATATATTTATTATCACCTGAAGGATATAAATCATTGTCTGACAACAAAGTAGAAAAGTTATTTAAATTATCTGAAATCACCCCATAATCACTTGTCATAGCTGTCAATGTTGTAGTACCTGATAAATCATATATCTTTGGGCTATTATTATTTAATATTTTACCATCAGTAGAACTTAATATAAAATCCATTTTTCTGAAGAACTGTATGTAATTCGCTTGTTTATTTGCAAAATCATTCATACTTGACGATAAGTCAGAAAATCCTCCCTTTGATTTGTTCTGAATTAAAGTATTAAAATTGGTAGTTAGTGCCAATCTATCTGAAATTGGTGAATTTATTTTTGTTAACTCCTCGTGAAATACGTCGTTACCCGCAGTTACTATCCCCTGTAATAACAGAGAAAGAGCTCCGATATTACCCTCATAACTAGTTTTACCATATATTTTAGTAGGATATTTTGACACATTAAAATCATTCAAATCACCTTCAAAATATTTTCTATATGTTGAGAATTGTTTAAATAACCCATATCCATACTGATTAACAGTTGATGTTATAAATTTATTTGTTTCGTCAAAATATTCTTTGGTTTGATTAACGACTTCATCAACAAATGTGGTGTAACTAATAGTCCCTGTCTGAGTACCTCCTGTATTAGGAGTTATAGTCAGTATTTTACCAATAGTGTCCCCTCCATCATTTTCAATAATGTTTGACACGTCATTAATTGTCGCAATTGGTTCGTTATTAAAAATTGCACTAACTAATTCATTATCAATTGCAGTAGTATCTTCAGTAACATCCGCTCTATCGTCATACATTTCAGTATTAGCATAGAAATTAAATGACAATGCGTTTTGTAATTTTTCAACCGGCTCTTTTAACCCATGACCCCCAATCATTTTAAAATTAATCTGAACTGACGCAATCATTGGTTGTACTCCAATTCCCTCAGGATTGATATCCAAATTTTCATAAGTAAATGTTACCCCATCAGGAATAATCTTAGTATTATAAAAATCACCAATTCTTAATATTAAAACCGGAGGTGTACCAAAATTAGTATTAAACGAATCATTCGCGATTAAATCATTACCTCTTTCAGTTGGTATTGTTCTTCCAGGTCTAACACATTGGTTTAAAAATGTAATCCTTGAGTTTAACCCTTCGGGAGTAATTGAGTGGAATGCAGGATGAAAATATTTTATTTTTTGTTTTATTGAGTCGTATAAAAATGGGGTATCCTGTTTTATCATTTCAAAGTAGTCCGACTCAACTAATAATTCTCTTAATATTTTTTTACTAATATTTTTAGTTTTGTCTATTATATCAGTGTTTGGTTGTGTTGGTAACCCATTGTTTACATTTTGATTAGCTCTATTCTGATTATTTTGATTTTCACCTTGAGCGGTTGGTTGACTTGGGGTCACTGTGATATTTTTAATTAGTGCCGAACTACATGCAAAGGAATCAATTGAACTTGGGTCATATTGATTATTAGGACAATTATATGTTCCTCCGTTTCCTGACGAATTTTTTGGTATTATTGTAGTTGATGGTGAAGTCAATACATTAATTTTAATGTCTCCATTTTCAAATGACTTTTCACCAATTTCAGTAATGTCAGTAAAATATTTTGTAACTGATAACTCAATGTCACTCGCATTTATTGATGAAAGACCAGGTTCAAGCTCAATACTAATTTTACCTTTTTTATCAGTAATAATTGAAGTAATTTGTTGTCTAATATCTTCAATGGTTACATTATTATATTCCACTATTTGTGAACCGAATGTATCAAAATTATCTCCTTTAGTTGTTAGTAAAGTACTTAAAGCAAGACTAACCTCGGAAAAATTTTGTGAGTTATCAAACGGGGGTTCAGGATTAAAGAAAAATCTTATTCCGGCCCATCCATCAACCTGAATATTTTCAGAGTTATTAATTTCAGAAGGTCCACTTAATCCGTTGGCAACTCCTTGTATATCTTCTCTTGTCGCATTTGGATTTTCTAATATTGACTGATATGCCTGTTCTATTGTAGGTAGACTTAAAGAATTGAATTTTTTAGCAATTTCATATATGTCATATTTTTTTAATCCAGCAAAAAATGAATTAATTACTTGTTGGGTTGTGTAGTTATCCTCTTTATTTAATTCTTTATTAACAATTAAATTTAATACTGATGGGTGGTCCACAATAACTTTAAATCCAATACTACCAGTTCTAGTTGTATTTTGATAAGTGTAAATTGGTTCGGGTCTACCCAAAAAATTGGTTGGGTTCCATCCGGCAGCAGATGAATCTGAAAAAGTTAAGTCGTATGGGGGGAACCACATGATTCTACCACCATTAGGACCTTTTTCACAAGCAGGTAAATCGTCATATTCAGGAGAACCTTTCCACGCCAAGTTCTCAATTGACACCATGTATTTTTTTACCTTACCGTCTTTAACACTAGTTCCTCCATTTTTAAATGGAGTAATATTCAAGTTGTACGTACTATCAAGGACTGAATATGAAAATCTTCTAATATTACCATTAGTTTCACTTCCTGAAGTATTTGCAATCGTACCTTGTAGGTTTGAATAGGTAAAATATGGATTGTCTTTCGCAAACACTCTACCGTATTCTTTTCCAACTTCCTTACCTTTTTCATTAACATAAGTTCTAACTTTAGAACCTTTAGTTATTTCTTTATATCCATCCCAAAATACTTTAGAAACCTGATTAATAGCGTTACCAACGTGAGCCAATCTATCAACACCTCTATTTGGGGTTGCATCAATTAATCTCTGAGTAGCATCTAATATTGAGCCAGGTCTGAATTCGTAATCAGTTGATAATACTTGGTCGTAAGCTGACCTAAGTGAGTTTGAAGCATCGTTCTTACCAAACTTTTCACCACCAGGTCCGACCTTCTTAAACTCATCACTTTTCTTTCCTTTTTGAACCCAAACAAATCCTCCGTCAAAAACAGGACGTTCATCGTATGTTTTGGAAGCCATTCCAAATTGATACTGAACGTTCCCATCAAATAATGTCGCTAACTTATCGGGTCCATAAACTGTTGTAGTTGTAACTAAACCTTCCGCAGTTTTTGGTACATCATCAGCAGGTGAAGCAACTAACGCTCCTGCCAAATTCTCATTACCAACATAATAATTTAATTTACCACTATAACCTGGTTTATATTTGTTATAATCTAAATTTGCAAATAAAGTGGATTTTTGTCCGCTACCTGTATTTGCTATAAATTTTTGTGAAGGAGAATTATTATTAGATAAATTTCTTATTCCTTTTTGTAATAACTGTCCCGCTTTTGTTGACCTTCTTTGTGGTGTTTCAAAATACTCACCCTCAATAGGTGACTGTGGATAATACGTTCCAGTAACTCTTTGAGTTAACGCAACTAAATTATCTAATAAACCGTCAGGTACGGTAATAGTCCAATTCTTATCTGTCAATGGAACTTGTCCTGTGACAAATAATGATAAATCAGGCTGATTTAATATGTTAACTCTACCTAATGTGTTTTTTCTAATTTCCTCAAAAACTCTCTCCTCAAAAGAAAATTTCAATCTGTCCGCTCCGATTCTTTGGATATATGAATCATTACTGGTTGCTTCATTGTTAGATATTATATCTAAAATACTATAAGTACCTTGTACGAACTCAGGATAAACACCATTAAATTTTACGTCTTTTTGAACGATGGTGTCAGTTACAATATACATATCTTCGTAACCTTCATTAGGTACGAAACGATTTATAACCTCAGAATTATCAATAAAAAATTCACTAACTAAATCCAGTTTGCTGTCCGAATAGTTATACTCAACTCTTGGTGGAAATGCCGGTGTTATTGATTCATTATCAGTAACGACATTAACAGGGTTTGCAAGTGTAACGTCTTGGATTAACTCAGCTCCGTCAATAAAATTACCATCATCCGCACCATATTTGTTAGGGATTGTTTTATTTTTAGCAGGAAAAGTAATGTTAGTACTGATATTCTCACTATCACGTACTGTACCATCAACAGTTAATTCTGTTTCATAATTTATAGGTTCTTGGGCCGGTGTAAAATTACCTGAAACATTATAAGGTTTCAAATTTTTGACTAAAATAGAATTTCTAAATTGCTCGGAACCAATTAAACTAAGTTTGTTTTCGGACATTACGTTAATTTCTATATAAATAGAATAAAATGTAATTTTTTAAAATTAAGGAAGGTTACTTCTTATCATTAGATGTAAAGTTCAAGGCTTTCTTAAACTCATCTTGGAGGTCGGGTCTACTTTTAAGTGCCGCAGCAACTCTCTCTCCAATAATATTTGCTTCACTTATTGTAATATTTTTACTTGTAGATGAATCAACAACAACTTTTAGAGTAATCTCACCACCAACAGTTGATTCGGTTTTATTAGTTAAGGTAGTGTTATTATTCTGAATGATATTTTTATTTTCAGGTTCAGTAATAACTGGTTTATTAACCTTTTGATTAACTAAGTTAGTTCCTCCAATTATTAAATCGTCTTGTTTGAATTTTTGAATTTTACCACCAGGTCTCCAAATAAAGTCCTCAGCCTCCCCAGCATTACCAAAAAAATCAGTAATAGTTTGTTTAAGAGTTTCAGGTAGATTTTTCATTAATGTCTCCATTAATGGTGTTGCAATTTGTGCTCCAATAACTTTACCAAATTCTCCAGGTAAATTTTTAAACTCCTCAGCGGCCTTTTTAAATTCCCCATCACTCATTAATTCAGAAATTTTAATCAAAGAATCCGTAACAGGGGTAATTGTTTTTGACAAATTATCAAATTTATTTGCCGACAAAAATGACTCTAATTGTTTTTGATTAATTTCAAATGATTTTTGTAGTAAATCCTCACCTCCTTTACCACCAGCAACCGCCAACTGAGGCGCCATTTGTAATGCAGATAATTTAGCAATCATAGTGTCAGCTCTACCTAATTGTTCTTTAGCCAAATCAACCATCTGTTTTTGGGGGTCATCACTTACCGTTTCAGTTTGTTTTTGTAAATATTCCTTTAAACTTACTTCCTGCTCATCAGTTAAATTTTTTAATTCTTCTAATGTTTTTGTTATAGTCGTACCATCCTTATCTTTAAATTCAATTTGATATTTACCACCTTTTAAATTTGCCAAATTAGTAATTTGTTCTTGTTGTTCTTTATTAAAATCAAGCCCATCAAAACTAATTTCAGACATTTTCTTTTTTAGTTTTGCACCTTCAATACCCATCTTAGTTAGAGTCTCAACACTAACCCCTAAACTATCACTTACCGCTTTCAATTCTCTTCTTGCGCCTGGCATAATTTGAAATGACTTAGTTTCTTCGTTAAAGAAAGTATATTTTTCAACAAGTTTTCCAAGTTGATTTTGTAATTCGGGTACATTATTTTGAGCCAAATCCATTAATCTTAATGGACTAGCCAATTGACTTGTTGCGCCACCTAATCTTTGTAATGCGGATGCAACTTCAATTGCATTTTCAGGACTTAATAACTTATCCGCCAAACTAAATGTTTCAGACATGTCAATTCTAAACATTGCTGCTTTAGCAGCCATTTTAGCCAATCCATCAACACCATCTTTAAAAGTAAATTTATTTAATTTATCTAAGTTTGACAATACCATTGAAGATACCGCCTGAGAACTAATCCCCATAGAATTTGCGGTTTTTTGGACTCGTAACATATTTTCAGCAATGTTATCAGCCTCATATCCCGCATCTAAGAAACCTGTTACTAATGCATCTGCAGCTTGTCCCGTAACTTTAGAAGTCGCATATAGTGATTTTGCAATATCCGCATTTAATAACGCGGCTCTATTTGTAACATTTAAATAATCTTCCTGTATTTTAACCGCATCTTCAAATTTACCTCCCATCAAAATTATTTCCTCAGTAGTCTTTGCAAAGTTTTCTTTCATCAAAGAAGACATTTGTTCTCCAACACCCATCTTTTGTGCTAATTTTGCAAAAGTTTGGTCCATCTCTATGACAAATTTTAAAGAGTCATTTAGTCCTGAAGCTAATGCGGATGCACCAGCTGTTGGAATCATACTTTTTAAAATTTTATCTAAATCGGTCAGACCTTCCTGTGTAGGGTCAAGAGTTTTTATCACATCTTTACCCACACCTAATACTTTTTTAATTCCTTCTCCAGCCATAACTATAAATAACTAAAATTACGTTTTTGGAGTGTTAAATTCTACAATTTTATTTAAAAGGTATTTTCTTTGGAACGTTGGTATTACCATAAAATCACTATATGATGTCCCTAAAAAATGGGCCATAGTATAGTAATCATCCATTAAAATTGTTGCGTGATTAGAAGAAAGGGCGAAAAAACTCCACCCCAAAAGATATTCTAACGAATACTCTTTCTCCGGACGGGGCGATAATTTCTTTTCTTAAATCAAGACCTGGCTCATTTTTAGATATAAAATTAGAAATATATTTAGAGTCAGCGATTGGCATTTTATTTATAAATTTTGAAATTTCTTCTTTGGAGTTTTGACCGTCAATTTCAACAATCTGTTTCATTAATCTCCACGTTACTTTAGGGGCAACCATACCTCTAGGATATTCATCTTCCATTTTTTGGAGTTCCATGATTTCACCGTAAGTTAATAATTTAAGTTTAACTTTAGAATTTGTTTTCGGTAACACGGTTTCAAAAAGACCATCGGAATTAGGTTCAACCTCTAATTTTACAAAATTTAACTCTTCTAAATTAATCGTAGTATTAAACTCTTTATTAGACTTAGGGTCAACTAAAGATAGTTCATATTCAGTACCAAATGATGTGTTTCTTAAAAAGACTAAGATTGCCTGCATATCACCTTCTAACATATCATCAATTTTTATGTCAGGTTCATACATTTTTGAACGAATAAGATTTTTAATCATCTCAGTCGCCCCAATATTAGATGCACTTGCAATAACATTTTCATCTGCAGCAGTTAAATAACCAACTTTAACTGATTTTTTTTTGTTTTTATAGAAAATACCTTGACTTGGTAACTGAACCACGTCATGAGGTAAATTAAAATTTTCTTGTCCGGCAATTCTTTCGTCCATAATTAAATTAGTTTTTGTTAAAAACAATAATCATTATAATAACTATGTAAATAAAAAACCCACATAAAGTGGGTTTTGAAAAAAAATAATATGTAAAAAATTAGTATAACAATACACAATAATCAGGACGAAGTGTAACTGTAATATTAGCCAATCCATCTTCACCATAACCTAAAGAACCAAAATCAACATCCGTTAAGAAAGTGTCAACTAATTGCCATTTTTCAATAACAACACCTGTTGGGTCTAACATGTCTAACTCAATAGTCTTTTTATAACCCGCAGCATATCCCATACGTCCTGTTACAGACTCAGCGTGTAAACGAACCCATTCCATCAATGCTTGAGCGGCAGAAGGTCCAATTGGGTCACGGAAAGTAACACTTATTGTTCCCCATGTATACTTACCAGCAACATACTTTTCAGTATTTAAGAACGGTATTGCAGTTGAACCGATTGTAATTTTTGGTCTACTTGTAGATTCAACAAACCATTCGTTGATACCTAATTCTGAAGGGAATCTTAAAATGAACCTGTTTTTTCTTTTGGGCTCATAAGGTATCGGCATTTTCATTAATAAATCAGCCATATTTTTTTCTTTTTAATTTCTTTTAGTTTATTATAAATAGTACCAAAATAAAATTTTTCTATTTACTTTGGATTTTTTTATTTCAAATTTGCAATAAGACCAGTTATTAATTAATAATCTTTCTTAACTCCTCCATGAGTTGAAATTGTTTTAATAATATTTTCTGGGTCTTTTCCTAATTCTGTTTTAACTTTCTCTAAATTTCTTAAATCGTCATCTGAAAATCCTATTTGTGGTATAAAACGGTTAGAAATGTCATTTTTAAACATTCCAGGTTTTTGTAATTGTTTTGCCAAATATTTTACGTATTGTTGAAACTCTTTTAAAGCCTCAACCTTTCCTTTTTCAGGACTTTGTGCTGAACCGGCTCCGAATGTTACAGGATAGTACTTATTCATATCCATATATGTCTCAATTAATTCACTGTCTGACATATCCTCTTCACCAGCAATATCTCTAAACTTTCTAAGGTTTTTAACCAATTCTTTTTTGGAAATCCCTTTGAAGTTTGTATTAATCATATTTTCAATTGCTCTCCTAATAACAAGTGGAGAGTGTCCTCTTGCAGTTACTATAGAGAATATTGAACCTCCATTAATCGCTTCCACAAAGTCTCCCCATGCTGGACCTGGTTCAGCTAACATTGAATCAACTATAAATCTCTTATCACCTTTAGTTGAGAAGTATCTAAATGGGTCCTCAGCAAACCCAACAATCTGTTTTCCCTTATAGTCAAATGGTTTAACTCCAATATTAACTCTATATTCTGCAAAATCCTCTGTAGACATCCCAACCTCTTCACCATTTTCGTCTTTTAAAATGATTTTAGTCGGCATCATCATAATATTATCGTCCCAATCAAATGCATAATATTTTAATTCAGGAGTAATCTCTTCTTTAAAATTTTCAACTAAATAAACTTTCATATAACATAAATATCATATAAATAAAAAACCCCCACATATCTGTGAGGGTTTTAAAATTATTTACTCTTAATTAGATATCTTCAAATGAAGCCCCTGTTGGAGTAATTAAGAATTCAATGTCAATAAATTCTAACGCTTTAGTTGGTTTGATATAAATCTTACCTACTAATTGATTAGCATCTAAGTCCTCAGGACTATTAGAAACTGTTACACGGAAATCGTATAAACCTCTATCTCTACGAATAGCGTCTAAGATAGGATTAACTTGACTCAAGAACTGTTGTCTAACTAAGTTATCGTTTTGCTCAAACAATAATCTTACAGCCACCGCTGAAATCAACTTACGAGCTTGTAATAACAATCTTCTAACGTTAATTCTGTCAAGAGCTGACTCTCTAACTTGAAGTGTTTTATTACCCCAAATTACAGTTCCAACGTCGTTGAAAGTTGCGATTGGGTTAATTCTACCTTTGTAAAGAGTATCTCTATCTTCTTGAGTTAATCTCTTACGAGCTCTGATGGCATTTACCAAACCTCTTGTGTAACCCGCAGTTGCGAACCATGGGAAGGCAATGTTATCTGTTAATGCTAAGTTTCTTGTTACCTCAGCAGTTGCTGGTAAGTAAATTTGTGTATTGTTAACAGTATCACGAGTCAACACCCAAGGGTAGTAAGTTGCTGTGTAGTTAGAGTCAATTCCAGTCTCTTCTAACGCATCTACCGCTTCTTGAGGATAAATTAAGTTATCCATAGATGTTGATGATTGTAACAAATTAAAGTCAGGTGCAGTTACGATGTAAACTGAGTCAGCTCTTTCATTCTCAATCATATTGATACTTTCCTCAACCAATCCACTATTATTAACATAATCAATACCAGGTGTTACAAACACGTTAATGTTAGTTACCTCAGGGTTTGCAAATGTTCTAATACCCATTAAGTATGCGTAATAGTCAGAGTTACCGTATTCAATACTTCCATCCTCAACCGCAATTTTCTTAAAGTTACCTTGGCCTGTTGATGTTGGATATGGGTCAACTCCTGCGCAGAATCCAGCTTTAAATCCTGATTGTCCCAATGCATATGTGTCACCATTTGTACGTCTTTCTTCATAGATATCCCATCCATCAAATCCGCCCTGAACTAATAAAGTAAACTTACGTGCGAACAATCTGTAATATGGATTCTCAGTGTCAGTTGGTTCACTTGAGAATGACGCCACACCACAATCAAATGCTTGATTACCTGTTGATGCAGTATAGACTGCTGATGAGATTGTGATTGCAGTTGCCCCGCTATCCATGTGGAAACCTCTAGTTAATCTTGGCCAGTTGTCGTAAGAACCTTCTTCACAGATATCACCTACAGGTCTAACTTTTCCTTTATATTCATAGAAATCGTTATCCACACCTATTGAAGTTGAAATACCTAAGTAAGTTCTTCTTACGTTGTCTCCTGCTGCTGGTAATGCATCATCACCTCCCGCAAGTGAACCAAATGGTGGGTTGTAAATAATTTCACCAGGTGTGTTATATTTTGTCTTAATAACAGGAAACGCAGATGAGTTGGATAATACACCATAAACTCTTGTAACAAAACCTTCAAAACCACAAGGTAATGCGTCTATCGGAGCTTCGTAATTAACTTCAACCATTACAAGTTTTGATTTAATCTCAAACTCACCATCTGAAGTACCAATTTTCTTAGCCACATAATTGTTAAGACTTGGGTCCATAGAACAATTAGTGAACTTCTCAAGTACTACAGGATTAGAATCTGTATCGTAAAAATCTCTAACAATTACGTCAAATGTTTGGTTAACGAATGACATGTTAGCTAAAGATACTTTAACTTGTCTGTTTGCAGCGTTACCATCAGATATTGTTGTAAATTTGAATAGTCTGTAAACAACGTTACCACGTAATTCAGAAACAACCCATGGAGACTCAGGTGTTTGATATCTTTGTAGATAAAAACCTGTTGTTGCAAAACCAGTATTCAAAGAATTTCTTGAGTCACCTAAACCAACGATATTACTATTAATACCTCTAACATAACCTTTGTTATATCCATAAGATAATAAAGTATCATATCTTTCCTCTAAGAATAATGGAACTTCAGTTCTTTCTTTTGCAAAGTTTTCAGTTCCAAACACACTTGCCAAATAATTTGACTGAGATGTTAAGAATGAAGTTTCAAACTCAAAAGAACTACTATCAACAGTAATACCTGAAACTTTAAATGTTGCATATGGGTTCTTTGTAATTGCCGAATACGCAGTTCCTGAACCTAATAAGGATACGTCGGTAGTACCTGTTACTTGGTATTGTTGTCCGTCTAAAGTTGTTGAATATTGTGTAATACCTCTTGAACGTAAAGTTGCAACAACTAAGTTAGTGTAATCACTGTAAGATGTACCTGTCAAAGTATAGTAAGTACCTGAAACAGTACCTGTATAAGTTCCTGCAGTAGCACCTGTTACTAAATTTGTAACTACACTATAGAAAGAGTATCCTGTATATGCACTTGTTTGTAGAACACCATTCATTGTTGGGTCAAATGCCGAGTAGAACCAAGCATCGTTATTACGAGAACTTAAACTTGCCCCTGATAAAGACTCGACACCATATACGTTAGTTCTATTTGTGTACGAACTTAATGCTGAATAATTAGCTCCAGGTATTGAACCGAAATAATCAATTGTTGTTGCTGAATTTGCAGGTGTTGTAAAAATACCTGACAACATTGTTGTTAAATCAGTTTTGATTGTTGAAGTACCCTTGTTAAATGTTGTATAAGTTGACGTAAATACATTATACATTGGTGATGCCGTCCATGACGCAATATTTGTATAGTTAACAGTACCACCTGTATTACCTGAGAATTGTAAAGTATATACTGTTGGTTGTCCTGTACTTCCTGAAAATCCTATAGTATCAGGGTTAACGTTTGCAATTGTTTTGATGGACCAAGATGGACCTGCATCATAACCATTAAGACCTAATATTCTTGTAACAAACAATTGGTTAGATTGTTGTAAATAAGACTTTGCGATATACGCCGCCTCGTATTTAGGAATTTGTGTATTCACAAATTTTTCAGGTGTAGTACCACCGAAGTATGTTTGAAACTCGTCATAACTACCAATAAAGATAGGTTCAAAAGCAGGACCTTTTAAAGTTTCACCAACAATACCTAAAGTTGTAACACCAACACTTTGTGAAACAAATGATAAATCGGTCTCGGATGTGTATACACCCGGAGAAACGAATACTTTGTTTGCTGTTGCCATTTATTTTTTGATGTTTTTAAAAATTTATTTATTCATAAATATTATCGTTTTTTCCAAAAACTTATTGTTTTTTAAACTATTTATCAGGAAGTATGATTTAATTCTGCCTTAATTCTGCCATGAAAATCAAGAACTTAAAAATATCTGAAGACAGTCATTCAATACTTAAAAAGTATTGCATGAAGAATGGATTGAAAATTCATAAATTTTTAGAAAAGTTAATTGAAGATAATTGTCAGGAAAAAAAGGATATATACGGAGAACGTTAAAGTAATATTGATGTAAACTCAAAATTTGATTCCAATGAACCGTTATCTTTTACAATTTCAATCCTAAGGGTGTCATTAGAGTTCAATTGTATTTTACCTGTCAAAAACTGAGATATATTGTTACCGTAATATAGATTGTTAATATACACTTCATATGACGCAATATTATCAGAACTATTTAAAGTTAAGTTAGTATTATATTCAAAAGTCTTACTATAAGTTGTGGTCCCAACAGGGTAAGAAAATGTTAATGGAATACTGTCAGGATTTTTAGGAAACTTATTTATTTTCTTAGGTTTTTTTTGAGATTGGGTTTCAACTAACATTAATACTCTACTAATTGCGGGTTTCACTTCAAACTCGTTCTCATCTATCAAAAATCCTTGTAATGTAAATCCATATGATTGAATATAATATCTTCGTTTTTCTAAATCCATTACTGATTCATCAGATATATCATCTAATTGGATTGGGATATAGTGTCCTTTTATTTGTGTATACGCTTGCCTTGATGCGAACTTTTCAATCACAGTTTGATTAAATAAATTCAACTCCCTCATACGGTTACAAATTATTTTAACCGTATATTTTATATCAACAGGGACAGGTTGTGGGATTGTGTAAATGTCTAAACCCTTTCTTGTTCCGTCCCAAGTAGGTACCGCTGCGTAGTAATATTGTTTTCTATTCGGTATGTTATACCTAAGAGAAGGAATTGTCCCAAATTTAACTTCAGGTTGTCTAATTGTAGTAATGAATGGAGGTTTAGAATTTTTATCTAAGTCATTGAAATCCCAAGTTTGTGTAAACTGAGCCCAGTTTTGAGATGTTAATAAAATATTAACAACAGGAATTACTTTACCATTTATTGTGGTTTTTAAATCTTCTTTCACAAAATTTAGAAATCCCCCATCTAAATCTTCATGTAATAATGATTTAGGTAAAAATGTACCATTGTCGTTAATATCATCAAGTAACTGATATCTACGAGCCAACCCTGTTTTTTCAGGTGTTAAATTAATGTTCTTTTTTATTTTTTTAGGTAACGCCATTATAATCCTCTAAATTCATTTTCATTAACAGGAGACGCATTAATTGTCCTGTAAAATGGTTTATATCCACCATACGTATGTTTGTTATCGGAAACAACTCTACCATCATTATTCACAACATAATATCTAACTCTTGTCTCCGTCTCATAATACCCAATATAATCACCATACTCAATATCAATTTCCAATTCATCCAAGTGTGATTGATAAACCGATATTCTTAAATTACCTGGCTCAATTTGATTTATCTTACTATTACCTAAAAATTTATTTTCAGGTGCGACAATCTGCACAAATGCCCTAAATTCTATTGGTGGTAAAAATTTAATACCGTCATCTAAAGCTTCACCATAAACACTATCAATATTTGTTTTACCTTTATCAACACGGTATAAAACAAGTGTGAAGTTCATATCTCCCTCCAGCCATTCACGCCCCATATTAACGTCTAAGTTAAAATCTTCAGCCCCAAAAAATTTTGATAATCTTGTTATTGGTACACTTCTATTTGACATATTGATAAATATCTATTTTTTACTTATTATTACGATAATGTAATTTTGGAATTTTGGAAACAGGAAAACAACATTTAAGTATTGAGCAAGAAGCAATTGACCTTTTAGAAAAATATGAAGGGTCAAACAACTATATACTTAGAATTAAAAAACAATGTGAGTCTAATAAAAAACACATTCCCACAAGGGCTCAATGTGAATATGTTATAACGTATTATAAAACAACACCTAAAGTTGCAAAAAAATGGGTTGACATTGATTCATACTTTTCAAAAAAACTTGTGGAAGATAATCCATTCATTAAGGAACCTGATAAAATCTATATTGAGAAATTACTCGTTGAGAAAGATAAGTCTTATCATATATGGGGTAAGGTTTTTAGTGGTGACACTATTCACGATTTTTGGGTACCTAAAGCTGCGGTAATTAAGGAGTATAAAGAAAACATTGTTAATGTTGATTATTCAAAATACGATAATCGTCCCCCACTGTTTCACCAAAAGGAAGCAATTGAAAAGTTATTGAAGAATGATAAGTTCATATTGGCAGATGATATGGGACTAGGAAAGACAACTTCAACTGTTATCGCATCGTTGGAGAGTGGGTCTAAAAAAACTTTAATTATCTGTCCGGCATCTTTGAAGATAAATTGGGAGAGGGAGATTAAGAACTACACTGATAAGACGGTTTATATTTGTGAGGGTAAGAAATTTGAAGACGCTGACTATATCATTACAAACTATGATATATTAAAAAACTTTCACGACCCGAAAGATAAAGAAAACTCAATACTTTTAAAATCAAAATTTGATTTGGTGGTTATTGACGAAGCCCATTATGTGTCTAACGCTCAGGCTCAGAGGACAAAAATCATTATGGACCTAACCAAGAATATTAAAAAACTTTGGTTGTTAACAGGTACTCCGATGACCTCACGTCCAATGAATTATTATAACATACTGAAGTTAATTGATAGTCCTGTTAGTCAGAATTGGATGGCATACGCAATCCGTTATTGTAATGGATATCAATTTAGAGTTGGTAGTAAAAAAGTTTGGAATGTCACAGGAGCGTCTAATTTAGAAGAATTACGAGATAGAACCTCAAGACAAATTCTTCGTAGATTAAAGACGGATGTTTTGGATTTACCCGATAAAATTATGACACCCGTTTACCTTCGTTTAAAATCTCGTTTATATGAAGGACTTATGGGTGAGTATTATGATTGGTATAATAATCGTCAAGACGAATCAAAATCATTGTCCGTACAGTTTACAAAATTGATGAAAGTTAGACAGGTTCTTGCCGAAGAGAAAATATCTCACACAATTGAGCTTGCTGAAAACATTATTGAGCAAGGTAAGAAAGTTATTATTTTTAGTAACTTCACTGAACCTTTAAAAAAGATACACGAACATTTTGGTAAAAAATCAGTTTATTTAGACGGGTCAACCACAAAACCTGCAAGACAAGATGCTGTTGATAAATTTCAAGAAAGTGATAAGATACAGGTGTTTTGTGGAAATATTAAAGCAGCGGGGGTTGGTTTAACATTAACCGCGGCTGAAGCATGTATCATGAATGACTTATCATTTGTACCTGCGGAACACAGTCAGGCAGAGGACCGAGCGTATCGTTACGGACAAAAAAACACAGTTTCAATCTACTATCCAATTTTTGAGAATACGATTGAAGGGGTAATTTACGATATTTTAGATAGAAAAAAGAAAATCATCGGAACTGTTATGGGGGACTTACAAGAAACTGATGCAGACATTGTGGAACAAATCTTGAAAGAAATCAATAATAGGTAAGTATTTATTATTGATGAAATCGTTAAATTTATTATCAGAATCTTTAATACAAAAAATAACGGGGGAAAAAAGTTTACCTGAAACTAAGTTTTTTATCAATGAGATGAAAACAATTGGTATTGAGAAATTACCATACGGGTATGCATCTTTACGAAGATTTATTGACCCTGAGACTATGAAATTCCACTATCAAAAACATTATAAGGGTTACGTTAATAAATTAAACTCAGCTCTACGTAAAAAAGAATATGGTGATGTTGAGTTAGAAAAAATTGTTAAACAAATCTCAAAATATAACACAACCATTAGAAATAATGCGGGTGGAGCATTTAACCACGCATTGTTTTGGAAAATGTTATCACCAACACCTCAAAAACCAACAGGAGAAATTTTAGACAAAATAAAAAAAGATTTTGGAAGTTATAGAGAATTTAAAGAAAGATTTGAATCAGTTGCTAAAAAGAGATTTGGTTCAGGGTGGGTTTGGTTAGTAATAACTAAAGGTGGTAGATTAAAGGTGATGTCAACTCAAAATCAAGACAACCCATTAATGAATATTTTTGATAAAGGTGGATTCCCTGTTTTAGGTTTAGATTTATGGGAACACGCTTATTACTTAAAATATCAAAACAAAAGAGACGAATACATTCAAAATTTTTGGGATGCAATTAACTGGAAATTTGTTAACGAATTATTTTTATCAAAAACAAAAAAAGAAGAAACAATTACCGAATCATTTATGATTAACGAACAAAAAGAGTCATACACTCCAATAGGTAAGGCGATTCAAAATTACATGTTTATTTTGAGTAACAACAAAAACTTATTGTGGACCTTTAGAAAATGTATTGATTCAGTACTTTCTGATGTTTACGGTGAAAACTATTATGAAAAAGGAGAATATGCACCAGGTGAAATGTCAGGTGTATATGATATTGATGGAATTAAGGGACGTTCAGTTTTAAATAAATTAAATACAAACATTATTGGTTTTGTAATTTTACTTCATGATATTAATAAAGCAGTTGTAAAAATGGGTGAACCTGAAATAACTTTAGTTGGGAAAACACCAAAAGAACAAATTAATGAGGTTTATAGATTTTGTAATTACATAAAAAAATACAAAAATAGAATTTTCCCATCATCTAATACTTTAACAAATATTATGAATATTTTAACTAAAACTCATAATAAAGGTGAAAGTAATGAATCATTTGTTAACACATTACTAAAGAAAAAATTAGGTGATGAAAATGTTAAAACTGTAGGTAAATTGGGTAGTGAGCAAGATATGAGTGGAGGTGTTGATATCATTTTAACAATTGACGGTGTGGATAAGACAGGACAAGTTAAACCCATTTATTCAATAACACAATCTGAAGGTGAATACGTAATCAAAATAAAAGGATTTGTAAAAGATTATAAAACCGATTTATTAATTTTCACCGACAATAAAAAAGTTTATGTATTTGATAATAAAAATGTAGACGCTTCAGGGGACCATTTTAAAATACCATCAGACAATTTAATTTATGAACTAGTTTGATATTTATAGATAAAATATCATACTATGGGAGTTATTGCAGAACCTGAAAGAAGTGATTTATTCACAAAGGTCAGACACATTTTAGGAGCCCCTCTACGTTCAATTGAACTTGAGGACGAACAAATGGATACACTATTGGAATTTTCAATTGGTGATTATTCTCAATACGTTCAGGATTGGTTAATTCAATCACAATGGTCTAATTTATACAATCTTAATATTGAGACTCAATCAGTCGCACAAGCTTTTTTAAGTAGAGATTTTGACTATACCAACAGATATATGCAAGCATATTCTAAAATTGTTGGTTTACAAACAAATGGAGACGCCGTACTTAAAAAAGATTTTATTACATTAGTGCCCGGACAACAAATTTATGAAATACCTGCGGGTAGAGAAGTTAATGAATTATTATGGTTTACACCAGCGGCACAAAATAACATTTTATTTGACCCTTGGAGTTTTGGGTCTTTAGGAGGATATGGTTTAGGTGGTCCAGCAGGTTATTCACAAATGGGTTACACCGGCTCATATTTCATGATGCCAGGTTTTGATATGTTATTAAGAATGCAAGAAATTAATATACAAAGAAGAATTATTGCAGGTGATTTAACATATAGAATGACAGCATTACCTGAAGGTAAAAAGGCAATACATTTAATGCAAACACCAGGTGGAAAATTTGACTTTGGTAATTCCGAATTAAAAAATATGCAAGTTTGGTATTGGTATTATGAAGTTGAAGTCGGAAATGCCGACCAACAAAATGCTTGTTATAACGCCAATCCTGAAATTATTAAATTACCATCTGATGTACCATTGGCACCTTTAAGATGGGAAGACTTAAACAATCCCGCAAAACAATTTGTTAGAAGGTGGTTTATTGCGAGTTGTAAAGAAACTTTATCGAAAGTAAGAGGAAAATATTCAGGTAATTTAAAAACTCCTGATTCTGAACTTACAATGGACTATCAATCCTTAGCAACTGAAGGTAAAGATGAAAAGGCTAAATTAGAAGAAAACTTAAAATTAAGACTTGATGGATTAGCACCTAAGACATTCAGTGAAACTAACGCAGCAATTACTGAAAACCTAAATAAAGAACTTAAACTAAGAGCATTCCCAAGAGGATTGTATGTAATCTAATGCCAATACAAAAATCAATACCGATGGAACGGGTAATTTCAGGTGTTGTACTTAAAACATCTGAAATTTGTATTGTATCTGATAACCAATATACAACTGAAGGTGAATCAGTAATTGTAACTAAAGTAGTTGACAACTGTGAAGTTATAATTAATCACAATAACACCGACCACGTAATAATTAAGGCTCTTACAAACACAAAAATCAAACCCATTGAGGGTTTGATTGATGAGGAGTTTAATGAAATTAATATTGAAAAGGGAGCTTGTGTTGAATTGTACTATGCATTTGGTTCTTGGTACGTAGTCTCATCAGACGGTATTAAATCTAATTAAACCATCTCCTCCCACCCTTCTTCAGCAAGTTTGTAAATATATTCAGGGTCAATACCTCGTTTACCCCAGTACACCTTCTCTTGTTCTGTAATAGTTAATAAGTCTTCAATACTATCTTGGTCTGCAGGTTCAAAAGGGACACCATTAATTAATTTACATTGGTCTTTGGTGAATAAACCTCTGTCTTTAGGGTCAGTAACGATTAGATTGTTTCTTACTTCCTCACCAAATACAATTAACAATGGTTCAATTCTTTTATTAAATGTGACAATTGCTCTTGCCACGTTGTATTCACCTGTCATATTAGGATTTGACTCCAATTCAGATGGGTTAAGACGGTAACAGTTAAGTTGAATTGTTGAACCTAAAACAGGAGGTTTTCCGTGAAGAGCGGTGTAAGCGTCTTTATCTTTCTTACTCATCTTATCATTAACTTTCTGAACGTCTCCGTGAGAAGCTTTCACACCGTTATTAACATAGAATATTACATCACCTAAACTCACTGCAATACCATCACGGATTGCCAATTCCATATGAGCCATACGAGACATCTCATTACCAGCTTTGGTCTTTTCCTTTGAACGTTTTTTATAATCGTCAATTGATAACTTAACCTTTGCTCTTTGGGCAATCTTCATTAATGGAATTTGTTGGTTAAAAATTACTTCCAAGTATTCGTAATACCATTCAACAAATGATTGACCGTCACCTTCTAACAACATCTTAATTCCCTTATCCAAAAAGTCCTCAATATAAAGTGGTAGTTTCTTACTCTTGATTGAGTTACCTGTAAGTTTAATCTTCCCATTATGTTCCATTGTTGCATAGTTCTTACGAGCAATATTCATACAAGATTTCCAAGTACCATCGCAATCAAGACCCATCGCACCTTTCATAAACATATCGTTAAATTCGGCAACATCAGCATCATAACCTGTATATTCCTTACCGGCTTTAACCAACCAATTGTTACCCTTACCGATATATCTTCTATCACCCACACCACCTTCAGGTAATGAGAAGTTCATACCATCCGTATCACACACAAGTGGAGTATAACCTCGTTTCATAAAGAAACGTAACATCTGACGGAGATACTGTCTACCGGTACATGTAATCTGTTCACCCATATACATATCACCCCAGTGATATACCTGTGGAGCTGATAGAGCTCCAAACATACTATTAATGAATATCTTAATCGGTAATTGTTTTCTATCGTAAGAGGTTGCTTGTTTTTTATCAATATCCTGATATTCCTTAGCCAAGTTTTTATACTTAATACGAGTATTACGGAAGTAATTTAACATTCCCTTCATTGCACCTGTGATATCACAAGTTGGGAATACGTCATGTACCAACTGTATTGAAGGATAAAGTGACGAGAAGT